AAACAACGCTTCAACACATCGTTACAGTTTGAGACAATCGCCTCTCGAGCTGGTAGAACTTTGGAGATCCACTTCAGGCATGGCATACAGTCCTTGAAGTCTGGACTTGGATAGAACCGCTGTGGAAGCGGTCCAAGCATGCCTGCATCACGCGTTCTGAACTTAAGGAATTGTAGGTCCAACACTGGTTTATACTTCTTCTCAAAAAATTTGTCCTTATCCGCTGGGGTATAAGAAATTCCAAATTTAATCGCAAAAGTTAATGAAACAGTGTGGAAATTATAGTACTCCTTAATTTCATTTGCAAGTCCGCTCACATTATCATCACCATAACCCTTGAGACGGACAAAGCGGGTGTAGAACGTCTGCCCGCTATAGGCTGGTTTTTCCCTCAACATCACGTGCTTCCAAACCAACCGCATAAAAAATTCGAGCATGAGATTGCCGAATAAAACTGTTGTACCATAGGCACCAGATGGTAGCATGTTGGATTTTCTATAAACTTCGTTTCCAACTACTAAATAACAATGTAAAATCCAATGCACCAAGAAATCGCGGACTTGATCATCCACGGGATCCCAAGTTGCATGGAAACGCTTGTACCATCTGTTGACCAGGCGAACAATCATTTTCGCAATCTGTTCACACAACCACTGCTCAAACTTTTCAAAATCACCATCAAATCCATCCCCTCCAACTTGCATGAGGTAGTGGATGAGAACTTGCCAATCCATGCTCGATGGGGAGATACCAACCGCCGAGGTCAGCTTCTCCCATGAGCTATGCTGAAAATCCACAAATGCTCCAAAATACTTCTTCATTAGCATTGTGTGGTGGCACGGGAAACTATTCGTCACTCTTGTTCGAAGAGCAAGAATCTTCTTCAGCGAACGCAACTCATCTTTGAGAAAGTTGACAATATAAATCACTTCACTATTGTCACCTGCCCGTAGAGCTGCCTCCAACTTCTCCAATCGTTCCCGAAATTGTTCATTGATGATTTTGATTTCACCCTGATTTCCTCCAATCAGGTGAAGCTTTCCTTTTGCTTGAGGCCAGGTGCAAAAGGGATAACCTGAGTGGGTGCGTTTAACCATCGCTTGTAGGTTCTTAAAGCGCGCTTCTTTTAGGTGGCACCCATTCAACACCTCTTCCTCGGTTAGAAGATCAACAACAACTTTTTCAGCGTTCGTAAGCTTAATCAAGTTGTCTCCCATCTCCTGCTCGATTTCCTCAACATCCTCCAACGCATAAGGATAATCGACCCGAGGTCGCGCCGCTCGGCTTAGCTCACGTTTCATGAGCTGTATGGAATCCATCCCTTCACACCTGTCATCATTCTCCTTTCCAAGAAGAGCAGGCTGGACATCACAACTGTCCAAAATGGACTCCGACCAAATTGGTGAAAGCACGTACTTCGTAGAAGAAGCAACGCTACCCATAGCATGTTCCGTCAATCCAACATACTCATAGCCTTCACCAAGATCAGTGCCAATTGCCATTTGGCCTGATGCTTGCTTTGCACCTGGAGCATCCTCCTTCTTCTCATCAGAAATACGATCGTAGAGACCGTTAATATACTCACGAAGAAACATATCCTTACCCAAAGGAATGCCTCCTCCTTGTTCCAGACTTCCTGAAACAAC